TGGCGGTGCTAGTCGCATCAAGCCATTCGGACAGATTCATAGGGTATCTCCACGTTAGGTTGGTCGTGCACACCCGTTATAACGCAAAATCATGTGCATGTTGCGAACGCGTTGACATAAATTTTGATGGCGCTAGAATTGGCGGCATGGATATCAAAACTATTCGACGCATGAACGTTCGCCTCCTCGAGAAGGAGGTGGGGAGCCTCACGGCGGTTGCCAAGCTCGCCGGAACGTCCCAGAGCTACCTATCCCAGTGCGTGGGCAAGGGCGCGTTCCGAGCGATCGGGGACGAACTCGCGCGCCGCCTGGAGTTCGGCACGAAGAAGCCGCACGGCTGGATGGACGTATCTCACATCGAGGACGCGCATGTCATGGTTGCGCGTCAGATTTTTGACAAGCTTTTGGAGCTGCCACGCGCCAAATTAGATGCACTGGTCGAGTTGCTCGATATGGTGGATAGTACGGAGCGGGAAGGCTTCCTTGGACACATCAACCTGGATGAGAAATCAGCCGATGCAACGAAAGGACGGGTAATCACCCTCACAGACAATGAGAGCAGCGAAAAAAAACAACGTAGTCCCTCTGTTTCAAAGCGAACCCACAAGTGACGCTTGTGACGAGCTGGACGAGGTGGCAGCAGATTTTAAGTCGGGGAAGGTCAAGGGCATCGTCATCGCTTACGTGATGGATGATGGCTCGACCGCGTACAAACTGATGGGGTGCCTGGCGGATCGGAACAATCCGCGGCCGGCCATGGCCCTCGTCACCAGATTAAAGGAGAGGGTAGAGCGCCTATTTTTTGGACCATGATGCTAACCAGTGTGCAAAACGCTTGACTATGTGCGCCGTGCTTGCTAATATGCAGGCAAGGTAGCGATACATCACCCGAATCCATGAAGCTGATCCCGAAAGAGCCCGCCAGATGCGCGGGCTCTTGGCATTTATAAGCACGCTTACTGAATGTAGGTCATAGTACGCCAGCAAGTTGTAAGGTTATGTAAGTGCTTGCCTAAAAAGGGAAAAGCCCCACTCGTTGGCGGGGCCTGTTCTTGTTTCCTCCTGCCTGGCGCTGTACTCCCCCGATCTCACTGCGCGGCCCCTGCGCCAGTCATCGGGGGCCGCGCGCAGACTCTTCTGCGGAGATTCCTAAGCGCCAGATGTCTTCTTGCGCCGGTTGCGGGATAGGGGTTGGTCGTCACGGGGCATCTCCTTGCCGGGGAATCCGGCGAATTCTGCTAATCGGCCTGCTGTTGTGTGTGACTATAGCTAACGTATTATCAAAACGCAAACGAAAGTTTTGTGTCTTGTGTGGCGGAATCCACACAACGCCTCGATGAGGCACCTCATCACTCCATTAGCTCAGAAAGTCGCGCCGCGAAGGCCAAGCGGTAGGCAAGGCAGAGCCCCGGGCTGATAACCCGGTACGTGCCTGGAAATCGACCTTCCAGGATGGAGCGATGAGGGTGACAGCGCCAACCGACCATTGATGTCCCTAGGGTGCCGATTCCCGAAACTGGCTCGCGCCTAGCCCGGGGTAGTGGACACCGCCGCACGATGCGGCCCCAAGGTTGGCCCCCACGTAAGCCGTTCGGGCTAGACAACCCGGCGCTGTGGTTCCCTCAACCCATATGGAAGATTGGCCGAGCGGTAAGGCAGCGGATTGCTAATCCGTACAGTGGGCGCAAGCCGCTGCGCAGGTTCGATTCCTGCATCTTCCGCCAGATTTTGCGGGCTTGGCCGATTGGCTGAGGCGATAGCCTTCCACGCTATCTAGGCGAGTTCGATTCTCGCAGCCCGCTCCAGTTTGGACCGCTCGACTTCTGGTGAGGTCACCACCCTTTCAAGGTGGCTAGGTCGGGTTCGAATCCCGCGCGGTCTACCAGTGTCTCCCTCCCGCCGCGCTCGCGCGGTTTTCCGCCATCCCCATTGGCGGTTTCTTACATCTGAGGTGCGCGATGCCCAGTCAAGGCTCCTACGTCGAGAAACGCCAGGCCAAAGGCCCGAAGCCGAGCCGCGCGCTGCGCTCGCTCCTTGAGCGCCTGCCGAGGGCTTGACCATGTGGGCTCCGATCTACACCAGCTACTGCGTCGGCCTCTGGCTGCTCATGTGCGGCGTGTCCATGTGGCCGAACAACAAAGGTTGATGCTATGAGCCCGGAACAGTTTCTCTACTGGCTGCAAGGCTTCGCGGAATTGAGCGGCGACGCGCCGCCGACGCCTGAGCAATGGAAGTCTATCCGCGAGCATCTGGCGACTTGTTTCATCAAGGTGACGCCGCCAGTTGGCGCCAAGGTCGACGTCAAGGACATGCAGCGGGTCATGGATGGCCTGCGCAAGGGTGGAGGCACGACTCGCCCGGCTGATGCATGGCCGCCGGTTGATCGCACCGCAGTCCCGCCCCACTGGCTTGATGCCGGCAAGGTAACCCTTACCTGCTGAGCCATGACCCTAACCGAAGCACTCCGCATCGCCCGCGCCGCGCTACTGGATCAGCCGGGAATCGTGCTGAACCGCCGAACGGGCCAGGCGCATCCGTTGTCGGGCGCATCGGACGAGATCCACGAGCGGGCCGACGCGCATAACACGCTGGGGCGGCACCTTGCAGCTATTGAGGGCTGCGGGAAGTAACCAAGGAAGAATCACATGGCGCAGACTGAAAAGCCGGCGCCGGACTGGGAGCGCATCGAAGCTGACTACCGGGCCGGCGTTCTGTCCGTCCGGGAAATTGCGGCCTCTCAGGGGATTACCCACGGCGCGATCAATAAGCGCGCCAAGCGCGACGGGTGGACGAGAGACCTGTCCGCCAAGATCAAGGCGAAGGCCGAAGCGCTGGTATCCAAGCGGGAGGTATCCAGTCAGGTATCCGCGGATACTGCGGCTACCGAGCGCCTGATCGTCGAGGCTAACGCCGAGGTGATCGCTGGCGTTCGGATGGCGCACCGGAGTGATATTGCCCGGTCCCGCCGGCTGGCGATGTCGTTGCTTGAGGAATTGGAGATCGAGACCGGCAACCTTGATCTGTTCACCGAACTAGGCGAGATCCTCCGCAGTGAGGATGACAGGGGCCAGGACAAGCGGAACGACATCTACCGCAAGGTGCTTTCTGGCGCCGGACGCGTGGACAGCATGAAAAAGCTGGCCGACACGCTCAAGGTGCTGATTGGACTGGAGCGGGAAGCCTACGGCATTGCTGAGGCGCAGAAGGTCGAAGTGACCGGCAAAGACGGCGGCCCAATAGAGACCCGGCGCAGCGCACACGAATACACCGATGACGAACTCGCCGCTATCGCCGCAGGCGGCTGCCACGGAACTGTTGATCCGGCGTAGAGCTCACGCCGACATCTTGGATTTCTGCAATGCGATCGATGTACCGGGGCGCCCGGTCGGGGATGACCCCGATACCGAGTTCTTCCGGCCGATCGAGACAACGGTAGCCGACCACCATCGCCTGCTGCTGCGCAAGCTTGACGAAGTCAGCCGGACACCGCATGGCCGCATGATGGTGTTCATGCCGCCTGGCTCCGCAAAGTCGACCTATGCATCGGTCGTCTTCCCGGCGCAGTACCTTGGGCGCGAGCCGAACAAGAAGATCATCCTCGCCAGCTATGGCGATGACCTGGCCCGTAAGATGGGGCGTCGCACGCGCTCAATCCTGCGGCAGCGTCGATACAAGCAGATATTCAAGGCGGAACTGACCGCCGACTCGCAAGCCGCGCAAGAGTTCGCCCTGACCAACGGCAGCGAGTACATGGCGTGCGGCATTCTCTCGGGCATCACCGGGAACCGCGCCCACGGCGTCATCATCGACGACCCGATCAAGGGCCGCGAGCAGGCCGATTCCGAAACGATCCGCCAGAAGACGTGGGACGCGTACGAAGATGATCTGAAGACGCGTTTGATCCCGGGCGGCTGGATCGTTCTGATTCAGACGCGCTGGCACGAAGATGACTTGGCCGGTAGAATCTTGCCGGATGGCTGGAACGGCGAAAGCGGTCGCATCCTGTGCAAGGACGGCAACCACTGGGAAGTCGTCTGCCTGCAGGCGCGATGCGAGGTCGACAACGACCCGCTCGGTCGTGAGTATGGCGAATACCTCTGGCCGCAGTGGTTCGACCTGAAACACTGGGCGCAGTTCGAGCAGAACCAGCGCACCTGGTCGGCACTCTTCCAGCAGCGGCCGGCGCCGGCGGACGGAAGCCTGTTCAAGCCAGATCGCATCACCCTGATCGACGCGTTGCCTATTGGGCTCCAGCGGGCGCGCGGCTGGGACTTGGCCGGCACTACCGAGGCGGAGAGCAAGAAGGCGGACTGGACGGTCGGTGGGCTCATGGGCCGCGACGCAATGGGCCGCTTCTATATCTGCGATATCAACCGATTCCGCGGCAGTCCGCTGGATGTCGAGCAGTCGTTGATATCGACGGCGGCTATGGATGGCCCTGAAGTGGCTATCAGCGGCCCGCAAGATCCCGGTCAGGCCGGCAAGGCGCAAGCATTCAACATGGTACAGCGGCTGGCTGGGTACACGGTGGAGTTCACGCCTGAAACTGGCAGCAAGATCACCCGAGCATCGGCATTTGCGGCGCAGATGGAAGCGGGCAACGTCTTCATGCTACGTGCGGCGTGGAACAAGGTGTTGACCGACGAAATGCGCATGTTCCCGAACGGTACGCACGACGACCAGATCGACGCGCTATCGCGGGCATTCCACAGGCTAATTGCAGGCAAGCAATGGGCGTTTTAGGAAAACCATGGTGGTACGAAAGAAACCGTTCCTCCAGCGCCTAGCTGACTGGTCTGGCGACCGTCTCGCGCAGGCCCTCTGGGCTGGCAGGCTCCGCAAGTCCCCGCAGCGCGCGACGACGGCATACGCCAAGCTGATGAGCATCGGCAGCACGCGCTACATGAAAGACCGGCCGATCATCAAGCCGACGCCGTCCAATCTCAGGCAATTTTCTCGCACGGTGTACGCACGGCGAGCTATCAACCGGATCAAGGGTGCGATTGCAGGCCTTGACTGGGAGATCGGCGCCAAGGCGGATGTGAAGGAAAACGGCGAGATCCGCCGCCAGGGTCAGATTGCGACGCAATGCTTTGAGCGGCCGAACAACGACGACTCATTTCGCACACTGATCGAGCAGGCTGTCGAGGACTACCTGGTCGGCGGTGCTGGCGCGATTGAGCAGGAAGTCGGCGGCGATGCTATCCGACCGCTCTGGATGTGGCCGGTGGATGCGCTGAGCATCCAGGTGTACGCCGGCTGGTCCGGTGAGCGTAACGAGGCACGGTACCTGCAGGCGCTTGGGTACGGCAACATTGGCGGCGTTCAGGGCATCCAGTTGCTGAACGAGCAACTGATCTACGTCCGCAAAGACCCGAGCACGGATAGCCCGTTCGGTATTGGCTGCCTTGAGGTGGCGTTCAATTCGATCAACCGGCAGCTCGGCGTTGCTGACTACGCCGGGAACCTGACCGGGAACAGCCAGCCGGAGAACCTGTTGCAGATGGTCGGGATGGACCGGGCGACGCTCGACACGTTCCGCGAGTGGTGGCGCAACGAGATCGAAGGCCAGGGCCAGACACCCGTAGTTGGCGGCGACGAACTGAAGGTGCACAAGCTCCGCGGCGCGTCGGACGATGCGCTGTACCTGAAGTACCAAGAGTTTCTCTTGCGCGAGATCGCCACGGCGTTCGAACTCAGCCCCCAGAACCTGGGCGTCGAGGCGGATGTGAACCGGAACACCAGCGAGGTCGCAGATGACCGCGACTGGGACGGCATCATCATCCCGACGGCGCGCAACTTCGCGGCGTACTTCACGCGCGAGGCAATCGAGGGCAGGCTCGGGTTCAGTCAACTCGAATTCCGATTCCTTGGTCTGGACCGCGAGGACGAGCTCAATCTCGCCAAGGTGTTCGAGGTTGAGTACAAGAACAACGCCACCACGGTCAATGAGTACCGGGCGCAACGCGGACGACCGCCGCTCAAGAGCGAGTGGGCCGATTTGCCGTATGCCGATGTCGAGATCGCGATCAAGGGTGCTCAGGGCGCCAAGCAGGTCAATCCTGATCTGATCAGCAAAGAGTAGACAGGCTGAACGCCTGACACAGCGGCCGTCCTTCGGGGCGGCCTTTTTCATTGGGCGTTCGCCCTATAGGAGCATACATGCCGTTCGATCTGCATACGTTGGAGGTGCCCGATGGCGGGTACGGTTTCGGCCAGAAGGGTCGCGCACTTGTTGGCGCTGGCCTCGGCGTAGCGAACGCCGCCGGCGGTGGTGCTGGTACGTCCGTGACCGTGGCCGTGTCTGGCCTGAAGAACCTGCCCGCCAACTTCGGCGTGCTGGTGAACCCGGGGCAAGACGCCACCTGGTGGATCTCGAGCAAGACCGCCACCGGCTTCACGATCAACCTGTCGCCGCGCCTTGCCGCCAGCACCCTGGCCGCCGGCACGGTTGACTGGTTCCTCTTCGCATAAGGAGCCGCCTTGGGCACCAATACCACGCTGTCGGGCCTCTCGTTCACCACCAACGCCGACAACAACGGCGCGACGTACGGCGAGGACATGGTCGGCATGTTGTCGGTCGCGCAGACGAAGGCCAGCGAGCTGATCCAGACGCTGAACACGATCGTCAACCGCTTGCCGGGCGGCGACCCGAATATCACGACGATCAATACCCTGATCGCCAATCTGAGCTGAGGGCGCCATGGCACAGCATTCCGATGTGAAAACGGCGCGCCTTGCCGCAGAGAAGGCGATCAACACCGCGCCGACAGCCTCCAATCATGCCCAGTTGGCTCGCCTCGAAGAACTCGAGGTGAAGATCGCCGAACTGAAGATCATCGTCGCGCGAATCAATGCCGCCGGCGGCGTGCTTGACGTCAACGCCGCCGCCGCGCTGGCCAGCCTCCTGGCGAACCTGTAAGGACCGAACATGGCACGACCAAAGAACGACACGACTGCGGCCGACACCGCTGACAGCCAAGCAGGTCAACCCGCAGACGCATCGCCCGAAGCACAAGGCCTGTTTGCCGAGATCCAGGCTGCCGTGAAATCGGCCGCCGGGGCTGGCGACCATGCCGCACACGGCGCGCTGTCCGCGATCGAGACATGCTTCGTGGACCTGCGTACCCGCATGGCGTCGATCGAGGAAGGCGTTTCGGATGACGTCAGGGCTGTGATCGCCAAGATCAAGGCTGTTCTGTAAGGATCATCGATGGCGAGCGGAATATACCTGATACGGAACATCGTGAACGGCAAGATCTATATTGGCTCGTCGATCGACATGAGGCGCAGATGGGTGCGCCATCGTTTCCTGCTTGAAAAGGGAGTGCATCACTCTCGGCATTTGCAGGGAGCATGGGATGCTTACGGCGGCCAAGACGGGTTCATTTTTATGGCCCTGGAGCACATCGAGGATCGTGCTGAGATGCTTGAGCGTGAGCAATTTTGGCTCGACAGCACGCGATGCACCAACCCTGCGCGAGGGTACAACATTGCGAAGTCTGTCACGGCCGCCGGAACGGGACTTGTGGTGTCGGATGCGACCCGCGCCAAGATCAGCGCAGCCAAGAAAGGCGTAAAGAAGGCGCCCTTCACTGCGGAGCACCGTCGAAACATGGTGATTGCCAATCGGCGCGGCAGACCAGGCCGCCGCTTGCTCAATGACGCTCAGATCGCCGAGATCAAGTCTCGCCTGGCAAATGGGGAAAAGGGTGCCGCGCTCGCGCGCGAGTTCTCTGTCAACGATTCGATCATCACAAAGGTCAAGCAGAACGGATATAGGCCAGCCCATGTCCCTCTCTAAAGAGCAACGCGACGCGCTACCAGACAGCGATTTCGCCGTTCCCGGTAAGCGGGCACTTCCGATCCATGACGAGAGACACATTCGCATGGCGTGGTCGCAACTGCCCCGCACCCAAGGACTGTCTGACGCAGAGCGCGAAGAGGCGCGGCACAAGATCATCCGTAAGGCGAAGGAGTCCGGAATGGACGTATCAGGATGGGAGTTGCATGCGCTGGCGTTCAGCCTCGACGCCATGTCGCTCCAGATGCCAGACGTCGAGGATCACCCAAACCGGATGCCATTCTCCGGCATTCTGACCCGCATTGATGAGCCATCCGACGCCCCGCCGAACGGTAGCACGGGCAAGCGGACGCTCATCCCCAAGGCGGTAGCAGAAAGGGCCATCCCCACTCTGCTGGGGATGGCGATCGACTATACGAAAGACTTTGACGGCCACGACAAGAAATCCAAAATCGGGGTAATCACTGAAGCAAGAGTTGAGGGAAACGCGGTTTATATCGCGGGCTTCCTGTATTCGAACGACTTTCCCGAAGAATGCGCGCGCATTAAAGCGGAGAAGAATCTGTTGGGGTTCTCGTATGAATGCCTGGCAGCCATCTCTGACACAGATGCCGACCCTTGGGTAATCGACCATTGTGTATTCACCGGAGCGGCCGTGCTGTACAAGCATCTCGCGGCCTACACCACAACATCATTGGCCGCTCAGGCCGAACAGGAACTGGAAATGACCAAGGAAGAAATGCAGGCCCTGCTGGGCGACATGCTGAAGCCGATCGCGGCATCCGTCACCGCACTGACCGACAAGGTGACCGATCTGGAAGCGAAGGGCGCCTCGCTGGGCGGCCCGATCATCGATCAGGTGAAGCCCCACGTTGACGCGCTCAACGCCGCCGCTGATGCCATGGAAAAGGCCGGGGTCGGCACAGATGCCAAGGCCGGCCATGCTGGCGTGATTCGCCGCGTCGCAGCGCATCTGGCTGCTGAGGCTGTGTCGGGCAAGGTTCCGAACGTCTACCGCGACCACGACTATCTGCCGGACGCGCGTGTGGAAGCCAGCGCTGACAAGGGCGCTCTCGCGAAGATGATTGCCGACGCCACCGCCGCGGCGGTGAAGCCGGTACAGGACGCGCTCGAATCTTCGCAGACCCTGATCAAGGATCTGCAGGCCAAGGCGTTCACCAGTGCTGAGGCGCCGACCCGCAAGACGCTGTCGCCGGAGATCAAGTCGCTGCTCGCCAAGGGCGGTGTCGGCGAGGACGCTCTCTCCGACGGTAAGAAGCTGTCGATGGAGCAGGCCGACAAGGTGCTCGATGCCGCAGGGTTGACCGGCCAGAAACGCATCGAAGCCAAGCTCAAGATGCGCCACGAAGGCCTGATGGTCGTCGGTCGCGCCTAAGCAGTCTCACACCCCATTCGCAAAGCCGCCTCCGGGTGGCTTTTTGCTTTTCAGGATCTGGAGAAATCAATGACCATCCAAGCAAAGATGATGAGCATGGACGCCGCGGCAGACTACATCGGCACCGGCGCCATCGAAGTACCGGAGTTCGAGCGCGAGATCTTCGACGTTCTGCGTCGCTCGTCCGTCGCGCTGCAGCGCATCAAGCCGTCGCGCGCGACCGGCCACCCGCACCGCTATTTCGAGCAGACCGCCCTGGCGTCGGCTGCTGCAGTTGACCCGCGCAACCTGTCGGCGACCACCACGGGCCCGACCCGCGTGGAGCGCCCCGCCTTCATCAAGGCCGTGACCGCGCAGTCCAACCTGTCGCTGTTCGACAAGGACGTGACCGAGCAGCAAGGCCTGTTCGCGTCGGTAGTGGCCAAGGACGTTGACGACATCATCAGCGCGGTCGAGCTGAAGCGCGCCTCGATGTTCTGGATGGGTACCGACACCAGCATGTCGGCCCCGACCACGCTGGAGTGGATGGGCGGACTGTCGCAGGTCACCCAGCAGTTCACGGTGGCGAACGGCGCCTCGATCATCGACGGCCTGAAGACGGCCGTGGCAACGATGGTGGCAAACTCGACCTACGTCGTGCGTCCGACCGCGATCTATCTGAACCCGTTGCTGGCCGACCTGATCGACCAGGAAGCCAAGGCTTCGCGCATCACGCTCGATGAGATGGAAGTTGTCGCCGGCGTGACCGTCGCGGCCATCTCGACGCAAGTCGGCAAGCTGCCGCTGATCGGCGATCCGTTCATGCCGACGACCCCGGCCGCTACCGCGCAGTACGGCTTCTCGGCCACGCCGACCGGCATCAAGGGCTACTACGCCTCGATCCTGATGGAATCGGAGATCGAGATGCCGTACATCAGCGGCAAGGAAGATAACCCGAACCCGCGCCTGTTCCAGCTCGGGCTGACGGGCAACCTTTCGGGCCAGTTCGTCGGGGTCAAGTTCGATAGCTGCGTGTTCAAGGGCGCGGCATATGCACATGCAACTGTTCAGGTGCAGCGTCCGTAAGTAGTCTTTGGCGAATAAGGGCCGTCTTCGGGCGGCCCTTTGTCTTTCTGAGGGCTCTATGAAGGTCTATCACCCCGGCGAACGCGGCAAGAAAATCACCTTTGTCCAGCCAGGCATTCACTACCCGGTGAGCGACTGGATGGCGGACGACGGCAAGCCGAAGATGTTCGCTATCGAATTCCGTGAGGGCGCCTCCGACGACCTCCCCGATCATCTGGCGCAATACCTGCTCGACCGAGGTCTCGCACAGCGCTCTCCCATCATTCTTGAGGTGGCAGCATGAGCGTCGGTATCGGTTCCATTCCAGCAGCCGGCATCAGTTCGAACGGCACTGTCGGCACCGCGAGCGCGGTCATCGTGGCAGCGGGCACATACAGCGCGTGGGTGACGATCCAGAACACCCATGCGTCGAACAAGCTATCGCTGTCGTTCAACGCCGCGGCGACGGCGAGCGACTTCACGCTGGCTCCCGGCGCGTCGATCACTCTACCATTCGGCCTTGCAAATGCCTTGAGCGGCATCGGCAGCGCAACAGGCACAACCTACGCCCTGATCGGCTTCTAACATGCCATCCACCTACCTCCAGTCGACCGACTACGCGACGTTCGGCGCGCCCAATGCCACGACCGCTCAAGTCGGGCAGGCGAGCACGTTGATTGACGTGTACTTGCGCCGGCCGGAGGGCCTGATCTATACGCCTGACGCATCCGGTCAGCCCGCCTACATGGCCGGCCTGAGCCCGGAGCTGACGTTCAACAGCGTGGGCGGATTCGGTCCGGGCAACGGCATTAGCGTTCCGGTGACTGGGCCGGTGCAGATGCTGCAGGTTGGCGATTGTGTTGTGCTGGACCGTGCGACCCCATCGCTGATGGAGGCGGTGCAAATCACCAGCATCAACGGCAACGTGCTCACGCTTGGGACAACTCAGGCGATTGGCTCGCAAGGCGTCCAGAACGCCCACGCCGCAGGATGCACGATCGAGACAGGGTTGCAGATCACCGAGAAACGGTATCTGCCCAAGGCCCGTAGCGAGGTCATGCTGGCTCACACGCCGGTCGCGCGGATCATCGGCGGGACTGGCCGTTACGGCTACGGCCGACGCGGCGACGCGGGCGCCTACAACGTCGACGACTTCAACCTGCTGGCCAGCCTGCAGAAGTTCGGCGGGCCTCCTGCATGGGAAATCTGGCCGGCGAACTCCGCCGCAGGCATCGATGCGAGCACTGGTCAGCTATGGGTGCCGGCCGGGATCATGTTGGCCTACTACAGCGAGGTCAAGGTCCGGTATGTGGCCGGGTTCCAGTACGCGAACCTGCCGGCGCCGGTCAAGATGGCGTGCGCGCAACTAATCACGTCGGCGGCCGCGAATTCGCAACTCGGCAACTGGAAAACGTACAAGGCTGGGGACACTGCAATCGAGCAGTTCGCCGCGACGATCATCAGCGATGACGTGAAGGCGATGCTGCAACCGTGGCGGGTGAGGGCGTTCGTATGAGTTCCTTCATCTACCCGCGCACGATCACGATCACGCGGCCTGTGCCGCAGAGCGGCGTCGGGGCAGTTGGATATGGCGGCCTTCAGCCTTCGAACGAGACGACCGTCGCGACCGGCCTGCCCGCGTCGATCCAGTTCGATCGAACGGGGACCAGCCCAAGAGCATCCCTGCCTGGCGACTCGATCGGCAACGGTATGTGGCGAGTGTTCATCCCCGGGGCGTCGGCTCAGAACGGTCTGATCAACTCGCAGGACGTGATCACCGACGACCTGGGTGTGCGGTACCAAGTCTCGGCGCCGTACTGGAATAGCCTCGGATACGCGCTCCGGGTTGAGAAACTGGAGACGTAATGGCCGACATTTCCGACGTTTCCGCAGCCTTGGTGACCTTGGCGGCCGGGGTTGCATACCCGAGCGGGACATCTCAGCCGTCGATCGTGAACAAGCCGGTGATGGTCTATCCCGGCTGGCCGCAGCCCCAGACGCTGGACGCTGACCTTGCGGTCGGCAAAGTGCACGTCTCGGTGTTCCCTATGCCGAACATGGAACGGATCGTAGATTCAGCCATGTCCGACTGGACGCAGGCGACGGCGCCGGCCAACACCGTGACGCTGACCCTCGCAGGCCAGGCGGTGACCGTGGGCGGCACGATATCCACCCCGCAGAACGCGGCGCTGGTGGTTGACGGCAAAGGCTACGTCTACGCTGTCCAGCCGGCCGACACACTGGCTAGCATCGCCTCGGCGCTGGCCGCACTGGTTGCGGTAGACCAGACGGCGACCGCCGCCGGCGCCGTAGTAACCGTCCCGAACGCGAAATACATCTCGCCGCGGGTAGGCGGTCGAGGGACGTCGCAGCGCGAGACGCGTCGGCAGGAGCGGACATTCCTGATTGCTGTCTGGGCGAACGACCCGGCGCTGCGTGACTCGCTCGCGTCGAAGCTGGACGCGGCTTTGTCGAACACCGTCCATCTGACGTTGCCCGACCAGAACGCGACGCTCCGGTACCGAAGCAGTCGGCCGGACGACGGGACGCAGAAGGATCGCGTCTATCGACGTGACCTGCAGTACGCGGTCGAGTATTCGACCATTGCGACCGAGGCGGATTACCAGATCACAGTCGGCGTGGAGAACATCACCGCCGGCCCGTCGCTGACCTCCCAATTCGCAGTTAAGACCATCGTGGAGTGACCATGAAACTCGTTGTGACGGTGCCGTTTGGCGCCTACCAGGTGGGCGACCAGATCACCGACGCCGACGCCATCAAGGCCATTCTCGGCAGCGAGCAATCTGCATACGTTGTACAGGTCGCGGCCGATCCGCCAGCAAAGACTGGCGCGAAGGCGTAAAATGACGGAAGCCCGCAAGCGTTGACGCGCTGTGCGGGCTTCCTAACCACCATCTGCTTTACAGGAGCAAACGATGGCTGATGTGCATTCTAGCACGGTCAAATGCTGCACAAAGTGCGGCGAATCTAAGCCCGCAGTCGACTTCGTCAAGCGCAAGTCCAGCAGGGATGGGCTCTCATCTCACTGCAAGGCATGCAAAAGCGCTGACAGCAGGCGCTGGTATGAGCAAAACAGCGAGAAGAAGCGGGCAACGAATAAGGCTTGGGCCGAAGCAAATCGCGAGCGCATGAGGCCATACTACGCCGCCTACTATCAGGCGAATCGCGAACGCCTTGATGCGCTCAATGCGGCTTGGGCGAGGAAGAATCCAGCCAAGAGGGCCGAATGGGCGCTGGCGGATTACTATAAGCACAAACCGAAGAGGCTTTCTGCCATGCGCAAATGGCAAGAAAGAAATGCGGATTACGTTGCGATGAAAAGCAGGGAGTGGCGCCAAGCCAATCCTGAGGCGGTCCGCGCTCTCCGGTGGAACTACAAGGCAAGAAAGCGTGCCGCGCCAGGCCATCACACCGGCAAGGACATCTCGCAGTTGTTCGCTTCTCAGCGCGGGCGATGCGCATGCTGTGGCTGTTGTATCCGTCGCGGATACCACGTCGACCACATCGTCGCGCTAAGTAAGGGTGGCTCAAATTGGCCTAGCAACCTTCAGTTGCTATGCAAGCGCTGCAACCTTCGCAAGAAGGACAAGGACCCATTCGACTTCGCCATGGAAAACGGGCGATTGCTTTAAAGCAGATTTTCGACTCTCACAAGCCACCTTCGGGTGGCTTTTTTATTTTGTGGAGGCAACATGCCAATCGTCCAGGCCGGCTCGATCAACACGACGGCGCTGATAGTCCCGGATTTGTACGTTCAGGTCCAGCCGCCGAGTGTCGCCCTGCTGAACGGCGTCCCGACCAACGTTTTGGGCGTCGTCGGGACCGCGCAATGGGGCCCGACCAACTCGCCGACTATCATCGGCGACATGGCGGCGTACGCGCGCACGTTCGGCGCGATCCAGAACCGCAAGTACGACATGGGCACCGCAATTGCTGTGGCTGTCCAGCAGGGCGCGAACAACTTCCGCTGCGTGCGTGTGACGGACGGCACCGATGCCGCCGCCACAGCGACGATTCTGACCAACTGTCTGACGCTGACGGGCAAGTACACCGGCACGCTCGGCAATACCGTGTCGCTCACGCTGGCCGCTGGCTCTGCCGCGAACACCTGGAAGGCGACCATCGCAGCGCCGACACTGTCGCCGGAGGTCTTCGACAACATCGGATCTGGCCTGTCAGGCAATGCGCTGTGGCTGGCGATCGCTGCCGCCATCAACAACGGCAACAGCGTCACGCGTGGCCCGTCGCAGATCCTCACCGCCTCGGCAGGTGTAGGCGTGACTGCTCCGTCCGCCGGCACGACCACGCTGTCCGGTGGCTTGGATGGCGCTACGACGATCTCCGGCTCGGTTCTGCTCGGCGTGGATACGGTGCCCCGCAAGGGCATGTACGCCCTGCGCAATACCGGTGCATCCGTCGCCATGCTGGCGGACTGCGACGACTCGACGAGCTGGGCCACTCAGGTAACGTTCGGCCTGTCCGAGGGCATCTACATGATCGGCGTCGGCCCGGCCGGCGACACGATCACCAACGCGACCAGCACCAAGAGCACGGCCGGCATCGATTCGTATGCATTCAAGCTGCTGTTCGGCGACTGGGTCTACTGGCTCGACACGGTCAACGGCGTGACACGTCTGGTTTCGCCGCAGGGCTTTGTCGCCGGACTGCTGGCCAACCTCTCGCCGCAGAACTCGTCGCTGAACAAGCAGTTGTACGGCGTCGTCGGCACGCAGAAGTCGTATGCCAACCAACAGTATTCGAGCGCCGAGCTGCAGACGCTGATTCAGGCCGGCATCGACCTGATCACCAACCCGGTGCCGGGTGGTTCCTACTTCGGCTGCCGCGCTGGCCACAACACCAGCTCGAACTCGCTGACCTACGGGGACAACTACACCCGTATGACGAACTACATCGCCAGCACGATCAACGCTGGCATGGGCAAGTACGTCGGCCAGTTGCAGTCGGTCACGGTGCGCGCGCAGGCCGCAGCCACGCTGTCGAACTTCTTCAGTTCGATGGAGCAGCAGGGAATGATCGGTGCCGTCAACGGCGGCCCGTCGTTCTCGGTGCAGATCGACGCCAACAACAACCCGCTGGCTCGCGTGGCGCTTGGATACCTCCAGGCGGATGTGAAGGTGATCTACCTGTCGGTGATCGAGAAGTTCCTGGTCAACGTGGAAGGCAGTCAGGCCACGGTGATCCGCACCTCGACCAGCAACCAGTAACGCACCCCACTGAACACCATAGCCCGCTTCGGCGGGTTTTTTCTTTTCGGAGAAAGCAATGCCGATTAATGGCTATTCCGTCGGGCGCGACTACACGCTGGTCATCCAGACCGCGACGGGCCCGCTGCAACTGAACAAGCTCACTTCGTTCAAGAGCAAGCAGGACGTGACCGACGTGCGCGTCAAACGCCTGGACGGCATCACTGACCATGTGCGCTTCTTTGATGGGTGGTCCGGCTCGTTCGACATCGAGCGCCAGGATGCGACCGTTGATCGCTGGTTTGCGGGCTTGGAGTCGAACTACTACGCAGGCATCAATGAGCAGCCGGCGCAGATCTACGAGACGATCCAAGAAGCCAATGGCGCTGTGTCGCAATACCGCTATGACGGCGTGCTGATGACCCTAGCCGACGCTGGCAACCGTGCCGGCGACGCGACCGTCAAACAATCGATTAACTTCGTGGCCTCGCGCCGCTACCTGGTGGCCTGATGACGACCGTAACGCTTACCCCCTCCGCGCAGATCATCAAGGCATCCGCCAAGGAAGTCGTCGTTGACGACGCGCTCGGCCGCAAGATCACGCTGCGCAAGCCGAACCCGCTGGCCAATCTTGACTTTGCCAAGGCGGCCGGCAGCTCCGAGTTGAACGTCCTGTATCTGGCCGAAGTCGCGCACCTGAAGTTCGTTGCCGCGATCGACGGCGACTCAGTCCCGACACCTTCCACTGAGCCGCAATTGCGCGCGCTGTATCAGCGCCTGGGCGACGAGGGCAACGAAGCGGCTCAGCGCGGCGTGGCGGCGAATTTCAGCGGCCAGGCGCCTGCCGTGGAGGCCGAAGTAAAAAACTCCTGACGGACGGCCCGTTTCACGAGGCAATTTGGCTCGTGCATAACGGTGTTCCGTTCGACGTGGCGTTTTCCCTCGATGATGCAATGCGGCAGGCGATGGCCATCAAATGCAGCGAGTTCCAAGGCGCTGAGTTTGACCTGAACACCATGTCGTTCAAGGAGTAGGGATGAACCTGTCGCTTGCTGAAATGGCGCTGCAGTTCGCCACCGCCGACGCTCGACTGCTGGTTGCGCTTGAGCACGGGCTGGAAAAGGCCGCCGCCAAGATCGACAAGGCTGCCCGAGACAAGATCGGGGAGTATCAGGATGCCAACGGCATGCATGACGCGTGGCCGGAGCTGGCGGACAGCACCAAGAAAGAGCGGTCCCGGCTTGGCTTCACTGAGAACGACCCCCTGCTGCGGACCGGCGAGTTGCGCGACTCCATCAGCCACGAAACGGACGGTCACCTTACAGCGATCATCGGCTCCACGTCTGATATTGCCGTCTATCAGGAATTGGGGACAGACAAGATACCGCCGCGGCCGTTTCTTGGCTCGGCAGCGTACGAACACATCGACGATGTGAAGAAATTGGTCGGAGGGGCGGTGATTACAGGCATCGTCGGCGGCAACGCGCTGGACTACGACGTTTAGAGGCTGCTGACGATCACGTACAACACGAAGCAGCCGGCGATTACCATGCCGGCGCCAACCGCGAGCACGATGGCCGAGCCGACGCCGACCAGCACGCCCTCGGCCAGCGACAGCTTGCGTGGCATGGCGCGCTGCGGCAAAACGCGCCTGACGTTCGGGTATTGGATGAACGAAACCCGATCGGCAAGCCATTCCTGAGCACGGAAAAGGATATTCATGAGCTTCGACGCCTACAAAATCGCGGTACAGATCTCGCTTGTCGAGAATGTTTCGCGCGGGATGGCGATGCTTTCCGGGCATTTCAAGCGCGTCAACATGGATTCCAAGGAATTGGAATCCCGCTTGGCCAGGATCGGGAAAATGACCGCCGCTGGGGGCATTTTAGCCGCTGCCGGCGCTGGCGGCTTCAAAATGTTGCAAGGCCCTCTCGAAGAGGCCAAGAGATACCAGACCGAATTGGAGCGTTTCCGCGCGCTCGGGCTGGGGGATGCCGTTACCTCGCAGGCTGACAAGTTCGCCAAGGGCATGAACGTCATGGGCCAGTCGGCCCGCGACAACATGAAGCTGCTGCGCGAGGCCACCTCGATCATGGGGGATTTCCACCATGCTCAGGAGGTCGTCCCACTTCTGGCGAAGATGAAGTTCGGCCTTGAGTCGGTCATGGGCGCCGAGCACAGCTCGAAATTCGAACAGATGTTCCAGTCCGCCATCAAGGTTACGGAACTGCGCGGCGCCTTGGTCAACCGGGAAACGGGTGAAATCGACCCCCAGAAGTTCGGTCAGGCGCTGAACATGATGACGCAGGCCTATGTCGCCAGCGGTGGCCTGGTGAAGCCGCAGGACTACCTTGCAGCCATCAAGACCGGCGGCGTCTCCACGAAGATGATGCAGCCCGAGATGTTCTTCTATGGGCTCGGGCACTTCATGCAGGAGTCCGGCGGCTCGCGCACCGGTACGGCGGCCATGTCCATGTTCCAGAACTGGGCTATGGGGCGCATGCCGCAGCGTATCGCGGAGCGCATGGCAGGGCTTGGGCTGCTGGACCCGAACGCAATCCACTACGGCAAGACCGGCCACATTACCGGCGTCGACCCGATGGGGATCATCCGGGCCAAGGAATTTTCCGACAACCCATTCAAGTACATCAATGATGTGGTTGTCCCACTCCTGCAAAAGCAGGGGCACAAGGGCGACGATCTCAATATGCAGTTGGCGTCGCTGTTCGGCATTCGCACTGCATCAAACCTGGCTGATCAGTTCGTCCGCGAACAGAAGATCGCGGATTTGTACACCGAGCGCGCCAAGAAGGCGGCCGGAATTTCCGGGCTGTATGACAGTGGCAGCAAGACCATGGCCGGCAAGGAGTTGGAACTGGAGGCCAAACTGGCGAGCCTGAAGCTGGAACTTGGGCAAAAGATCCTGCCCATGGCGATCAAAGGGATGGAACTGCTGATCGGGGTCATCGATCGGGTAACGAGGTTCGCCAAGGACTTCCCGGTCCTGACGAAGGTGATCATGGCCTTTGGCGCGGCACTTTCCGCCCTAGCGCTGCTCGGCGGCGGCCTGCTGTTGGTAAAGGCTGCGCTCTCTGGCTTGGCACTTCTCAATATCGGCAGCATCGCTGCAATGATCGGTGGGGTGGGCCCGACTGCACTGGTGGGCGCCCTCGGTGCGCTGGCCAGCCCGATCGGGATCGCTGTCCTGGCGCTCGGCACGCTGGCCGCCGCAGCGTATGCCTTCCGGCCGATGACTCAGGGCGAGATCGACTCCTACAAGACCGACGGCGGCGTGAAGCTGACGCCGGAAGCGCAGCGGCGAATCGCTGCCGGCGAACTTGGCGGAGACGGGAAGAGCCCATTCGTGCGAAGTGGCGGCAGCAAGTCAGCGGCCCCGAAGGGGGACGTCTACCTGGATTCTCGAAAGGTGGGCGCGGTGCTGTGGAACAACTACGAACGCGACATGAGTCGGCCGCAGACCGGGCCCAGCGGTTTCGACACCAGCCTGGCCATGCGTCCGCCATCACTGAGGTAACACATGCCTGACCTCGTACTACGGCTCGGGAGTTTCCAGTTCCAACGACAGGAAATTCCCGAGTCACTGCCATTTGGCGGCGAACAGGCGCTCGCAGTGCATCGGCTGGTTGGCGGCACGAAGCAGGTCGACGCGATGGGGGCTTTTCCGGCTCCCATCGAGTGGTCCGGCTGGCTGCTTGGGCAGAATGCGCTATCCCGGGCGCGCGAGTTAGACCGGTTGCGGGTGGCGGGCAACAGCCTGCTGCTGCAGTGGTCCGAGTTGGCGTTCTCGGTGGTCATCCGCGACTTTCGTACCGATTTTCAGCGCTCCTATCAAATCCCGTACCGCATCACATGCGAGGTGGTCAGCGACCTGACGAACTTCGCCGGTGGCCAGTCGACTCCTGGTATCGACAGCCTGATCAATGGCGATCTCGCGACGGCATCCGGCCTGGCATCGTCGATCGGCGACGCGACATTGAGCGGCTTGTTTTCTACGATGCAAACGGCCATCAATGGCGTGTCGAGCTTCGCCAATGCCGCGCAGTCGACGCTGAACAGCGTTCTGCAGCCGATGGCGGCGCTCCGGACGCAGACTCAGGCGCTGATCGCCGCGACGAACAACACGCTGATCAACGCCACGACGCTGGGCGGCATCCTGCCGAACAACCCGATTTCGACGCAGGTCTCGAAGATCACGAGTCAGATCGTCGCGGCTCAGCAGTTGCCGGTTTTGGTGGAGCTTGACCGTGTCGTCGGCCGGATGCAATTGAACGTCGACTCGATCTACAGCAGCGCCAAGCAGTTGACGGTCGCCGGTGGCAATCTGATGAACATCGCGGCCAAAGAGTGGGGCGATGCAATGGCATGGACCGGCATTGCGAAGGCTAACCCGCAACTCGGCGGCGATCCGCAATTGACCGGCATCCAGACGGTAACGATCCCGCCATCCAAAGACAGTGTCGGCGGTCTGCTGAACTCCTGACGCCCCGCCAAGTGCGGGGCTTTTTCTTGACCTATGAGCCTGAACGACCTCCCTGTACAGCCGGTCGTCCGGCAGCCGCGCGCCATCGTGAAAGTGGCTGGCATTCAGGTGCCCGCATGGGTCAGTTGGTCGGTGGACAACAACACCTTCTACCAGGCCGATACCTTCCGCGTCAGTTTCGCCGCTAGCGCGATGGCGCCAGAGACGAACGCCAACTGGCTATCGCTGCAGACGGAAGCGTTCGTGGAGATCTTCGCGGGCTTCCCGGCCGATCCGACGAGCTATAGCGAAACGGACCTGACCAGCCTGTTTTACGGGCGAATCGATGACATCGACTATGACCCAGTTTCGACACTCATTACGGTCACAGGGCGCGACCTGACGGCAGCCTTCATCGATGCAAAAACGTCGATTGCGTACCAGAATCTGCGGTCGTCGGACATTGCAACGAATCTGGCCAAGGCTCACGGGCTGACGCCGGTAGTGACTGCCACAAACACCGTGGCTGGGACGTTCTACACGTACGACCATATCCGGATGGAGGACCAGCGCAGCGAGTGGGATTTGCTGACGTGGCTTGCCTCCGAAGAGGGGTACGTGTGTTACGTGAAGGGGATGGAGTTGCACTTCGAGCCCCGGCCGCCGGCTCCGCCAGAGCCTTACGAACTTCGCTGGACGGTCGACGAGAGGGGCAACCCTTCGGCCAATGTTCAGGATTTGCGCCTGTCGCGCAGCCTGACGGTGGCAAAGGGGATCACGGTAGTGGTGCGCTCATGGAATTTGAAGCCATCCAATCGGATCGTCGGCTACTACCCCAGCAAGGGAAAGGCGACGCAGGCAGGTAAGGCTTCCCCGTTTGGCAATCAACAAATCTACACGATCAACCGCGGCGGCCTGACGCAAGAGAAGGCGAGCCAGTTGGCGCAGCAGACGCACCACGACATCACGCAGCACGAAATGAAGCTGCGTGCCAGGCTGCCGGCCGACAACATCCTGACGCAAACCGCCATGGTGCGATTGACGGGGACCGGTACGAATTGGGATCAGGACTACTACGTGGAAAGCATCACGCGCGAAATGAGCCTTGATGCTGGCTATGTGATGGACGTTTCCGCGAAGAACCACAACGTTGATTCGGTGCCCGCTCTATGATGCAGCGCTTTCGTAATCAGATGGCTCTGCAGGCGCAGCTTGCGCAGGCAGGACGTGCCGAAGCGCGCGTCGGCATTGTGACCAGCTACGACCCCGGCGCTGCGGCGGCCCGCGTGAGGCTGGAGCCGGCAGACCCGGACTTCCCGGATCGCACCCTGACCGGCTGGCTGCCAGTGGCTTCGCCATGGGTCGGGAATGGATGGGGTCTTGACGCCCCAGTCAGCCCCGGCGACCAGGTCGAAGTGAAGTTCTTCGGCGGCGAGATCGAGAATGGCTATGTCTCTGGTCGGCTATTCAGCGACCAGCAGCGGCCGACCGGCGCGAAGTCCGGCGAATTCTTCCTGACGCATGCATCGGGTTCGAAGTTGAAGTTCAACAACGACGGCACGGTGACGCTGGTGTCGGCGGGCACGCTGACCAGTCAGGCGCCGCAATGGAACCACACCGGCCCGCTGAACATCACCGGCAAGCTGCTGGTGACGGACACGATCACTGGCCAGAACGGTATGGCGGTATCCGGCAATAACGGTACCGGCAATTCGATGAGCATCAACGGCAACACGAACTTCACCGGCACGGTGACGGCCAACGGCAAGCACATCGACGATTCGCACGTCCACAGCAACGGGAACGGCGGCGCGAACACCGGGACCCCTGTCTCATGACCCAGCAACTCCTGAACGACATCAACCACTGGGTTGGTGGGGACCTCGCTACGTCCGCAACCGGCGATCTCGGTACTGCCAATGGTGATTTGCGCACGCAGCAGCGCATCGTCCGGCGCTTGGTGACGAATCCGGGCGAGTACATCTTCCACCCGGAATACGGCGTGGGCCTGCCGGCGAAGATCGGCCAGACGCTCGATATCGCTGCGCTGCGCGGCCTGATCCGCTCACAGGTACTCATGGAGGAGGGCGTCGCGCAGTCCCCTGAGCCGCAGGTCGACGTTAGCCCGATCACCAACGGCGCGAGCGTGCACATCCTCTACACCAGTTCGGACACACGGCTCCCGGTGGCGTTGAACTTCAATGTGAACAACTGACATGGCATCCATTCAGGTGCAGGACTGGGTAACCCTGGTACGAAACCAGGTATCCACGATCCAAGGTTACGCGAAGGTGCTGGTTGACCTCACGGTCGGCTCTATCCTGCGCGCCGTCGTGGAAGCCAACGCCGCAGTGACGATCTGGCTTCAGGGCCTGATCATGCAGGTGCTGGCCATCACCCGTGCGGCGACGTCGAGCGGCGCGGATCTCGATTCGTGGGTGGCGGACTTCGGCGTGACGCGACTCGCTGCGGTGGCTGCCACCGGCACCGTCACATTCTCGCGGTTCACGACGACGCAGCAGGTTGTCGTTCCGTTGACTGCCGTTGTCCAAACCGCCGACGGCACGCAGCAGTTCAACGTGGTGGTGGACACGACGAATCCGGCGTACAGCGCGACGCTGGGCGGCTATGTGATCGCGGCCGGCGTGGCGAGCGTGAATGTGCCAGTTCAGGCGGTCGTCTCTGGCGCGGCTGGTAATGCCGTCATAGGCGCTGTGTCGACCATCGTCGGCGCGATCTCCGGCGTCGATACGGTCACCAACACGGCGGCCTTCACCAATGGTGCCGACGCCGAGAGCGACGCCGCGCTGCGCACGCGATTCATTGCCTACGTGGCAAGCCTGTCGAAGGCAACCAAGGCGGCAGTCGGTTACGCCATCACGTCGCTTCAGCAGGGCCTGAGCTATTCGCTGGTCGAGAACCAGACCTACGGCGGCGCGACGCAGATGGGCTACTTCTTCGCCGTAGTCGACGATGGGACGGGCTCTCCATCCTCGACGCTTCTATCGTCGGCATCGAACGCGATCGATGCAGTTCGGCCGCTCTGCAGCAGCTTCGGTGTCTTTGCACCGGTGGTCGTGAATGCCACAGTAGCCATGACCGCGGCCATTGCGGCCGGGTATGACCCGGTAGCCACCAAGGCCCTGATCGTGACGGCGCTGAAGAACTACATCAACAGCCTAAAGCTCGGCCAGACGCTGCCTTATTCGCGACTGGCGCAGGTTGCTTACGACGCCTCGCCTGGCGTGACAAACATCACGGCAGTCACCCTAAACGGCGGCACGGCTGATCTGGCGGCGACGTCTTTGCAGGTCGTAAAGTGGTCTTCAGTAGTGGTGAGTTAAATGAGCGTCGGCGATCAGCAGGACATCTACCATCGGCTGCGGGGCTACCTCCCGCGATGGTTCGGCGACGAAGCGCAATCACCGATCCTGAACGCGCTGCTGCAGGGACTGGCCTACTCGGGGGCGTACATCTACAGCCTCTACGCCTACGCGAAGCTGCAGACGCGGATTTTGAGCGCGACAGATGGCTGGCTCGACATGATCGCGGCCGACTTTTTCGGTGCGTCGTTGCAGCGCTCAGCCAATCAGTCGGACGCTTCGTTTCGGTCGCGGATCAGATTGAACCTGTTTCGCGAACGCGCGACACGAAACGGGATGGTCAAGGCTCTCCAAGATCTGACTGGGCGGACGCCGAAAATCATCGAGCCGACGCGACCGGCCGATACCGGCGCGTATGGCGGCCCGACGATTGGGTATGGAGTGGCCGGGGCCTACGGCTCTCTGCTCATGCCGTACCAGTGTTTCGTCATCGCCTATCGCCCGGCTGGTACCGGCATCCCGAACGTCGCCGGCTATGGAATCTCGACAGGCGGTTATGCGCAGCCGTCGCAGGCGGATTACGCGTCTATGTCTTCGATCCAGGGTGCGGTTACAGATGCCGACATCTACGCGGCTATCGAGGCGACACGCCCCGTAGCCACGACCGTCTGGGTCAATATTTCCAGCTAGAGATAACGATTTAGCAGTAAAATTAGCAAAGCCCGCAAGGTGTTCCACCACCGAGCGGGCTTCTGACCACCATCCGATACTGGAGATCGAGCGATGGCTTCTCACGATTTTACCCCAGTCGGCGCGAAATTTTCGCGCCTCACCGTCATCGGCGCGCCGTTCAAGCTAGATGCCAGAAGAAATGCCAAGTGGCACGTTCAGTGTCGCTGCGAATGCGGCAGGATGAAGTCGGTTATGTCGCTACTTCTCGTTACCGGCCATACAAAATCGTGCGGATGCTACAGAGGGCGAAAAGGCGAGCAAAACCTAGGAAATCGCAAGCATGGTTTGTCTCATGGGGTCGAGTGGGCTGCGTATTACGAGATGTTGAGGCGGTGCAACCAAGAGCATCACCCGCAGCACAAAAACTACGGTGGGCGCGGCATAAAGGTTTGCGACAGGTGGGCGGGGTCGTTCGAGAGCTTCTACGCTGATATGGGGCCGCGCCCGGACGGAACTACGTTGGACCGGATTGAGGTGGATGGCAACTATGAACCCGGAAACTGCCGGTGGGCAACGCCAGCCCAACAGGCAAACAACCGCAGATCAAATCGCTACGTTGAGGCGTTCGGCGAAACGCTTACAGTCTCAGAGTGGTCCGCGAGGAAAGGAATTGCCTCAGCCACGATCATAAGGCGCCTGAATAAAGGATGGCCCGCCGAAAAGGCGCTGACCGCGCCACTCACCCCTAGAGCAGACCGCCATCGGATCAGCATTCGCATGCGCGAAAGCTAACCAGCACACCCACGCAACCATCAAGCCCGCCTCGAGCGGGCTTTTTCATTCCTGGAGCCTGAATGGACCGCCAGATCATTTACGCCGGGCAGATTCCGCTTGAGGCGGATCTGTTGAACACCAACAAGAGCACGATGGTCGCGCTGGCGAAGCTCGCCGCAGCGATGCTCGGCACCACGACGGTTATCAATGGCCTGGCATGCGTTCCGACCGGTCCGGCGAGTTTGACCGTGAACGTGAATCCGGGCGAGATGTACAGCCTGGTCGCCATCGATGCGACTCAATACTCGTCGCTTCCGGTCGACACGACCCATAGCATCATGAAGCAGGGAGTTGTGCTCGATGCCGTCAATTTGTCATGCCCGGCGCCGGGGACCGTTGGCCAGTCGCTCACCTATTTGATCCAGGCGATCTACCAAGACTCCGACTCGTGAAACGTCGCGCTCCCGTACTACAACGCAGGCAATCCCTCTCAGGCGTGGTCAGGTCCGGGTAATAGCGGAACGGCACAACCCACTGTTCGCAAGGGCATTGTGACGCTGCAGGCCAAGGCAGGCGTCGCCGCCACTACCGGCAGCCAGACCACGCCCGCCGCGGATTCCGGCTATACCGGCCTCTATGTGGTGACCGTGGCCAACGGCCAGACGCAGATCACCGCAGGCAACATCTCGCAGGTAGCCGGCGCGCCGATCATGCCGTCGTCGCTGCTCTCCTCGATCCAGACCGGGAACCTGTCGTACGCCGTCGCGACCGGCTCGGCGAATGCCCACGTCGTAGCCCTGACACCAGCACTCCAGCAGCGTGTCGACGGCATGGTGATCAAGTACAAGGCACCGGCCGCGAATACCGGTGCCCTGACGCTCAACGATGGGCTTGGCGCGGTCTCTGTGGTTGGTGGGGCTCACGCCGCGCTGCAAGGTGGCGAGACGATCCAGAACGGCGACGTGTGGGTGCAATGGAACTCGTCGATCGGTGGTGGCTCGTACATCATGCTCGATTCGAGCGGCGGAGCATTGCAGGTCGCCCCCGCCACGCAGAGCAACCACGCAGCGCAGATCGGGCAGTTCCTAGCGAGTCTTTCGTCAAGCGGTTACCTCAAGATCCCCGTCATGGTGTCGGGTGTCCTGAGAACGGCGATTGTTCAGTGGGGCAACGCAATTGTAGCCGGGGGCGCCGGTCAGGCTGTAGCGACGTTTCCTATTTCATTCCCCAATGCATTTCTGAATGACGTCTCATTCGCAGGCAATGGAAACGTTGTTGTGAACGGTGTAATCGCAACAACATCAACGCGCACTTACAACCTCGTCATTGGGTCGACCGGAGCCGCCGCCAGTAACGGTGCTGCCTGCTCTTACATCGCAATCGGATGGTAATCATGGGTCAGAAATTCGCAGCTTACGATGCTCAGGGCAACATCACCAGTTTCTATGACAGTGAGGACAGCCCGGTGCCGGCTGGAGTCAACGCCATTGGGATCACTGATTCTCAGTGGCAGGCGTGCCTTAGCACGCCAGGCTACAAGGTGGTGAGCGGTGCGCTGGTGGCGCCGACTGCCGCACAACTCGCGGCTCAAGCGGCAGCCGCCGCATGGTCAGCCTATCAAGCAAAAGCCCAGGCTGCGCTTGATAAGTCGGACATCACCATCTTGCGATGTGCTGAGAACTCTGTCTCCGTACCTACGGCGTGGGCAACCTACCGGAAGGCATTGCGCGCAATTGTTGGTGCGGCTTCCGGCGACGCCACCCAGCCCCTGCCGAACCAGCCGGCCTATCCCGCTGGCACCTGATCGGCATTCACGTTCTTCGGTGCGGCCTTCCAATAGCCCGTCTTCAGGGCTTTGGAGAGCTGCTTCCCGATGGATATGCCGGGGCGCTCGATGAGCAGGTAAGCAGCGATCGATACGAGTACAACCGCGATCGCAGTGATCATGATCGCTGCCCAGTAGTGCCTGGTGCTGGCCATTGCCCAGGCGCCTAGTGGGAACTTGGGCGAGAACATGGCGGTCAGGGTAAGGCCGTGCAGGAGATAGATGCTGTAGCTGATGTTGCCGAGGCGGAGAGCGGGGCGTGAGGTCAGAAGACCGAACAACGAGGATCCCGAGGCGACGATAAGAAAGAATCCCATCATTATGGCGATCGCGGTCCAGTCGAAAGCAGTATCAAAGTTGGCGTAAAGGTAGCCAAGCAAGCAGACCGCGGCGACGGAAAACGGGGGTGATTTTAACGACATACCCGGAAACTTCTTGTGTAGCGACGCCGTCAGCATCCCGCACAGAAACAGGGTGATAAGGTATTTTTCCGGATCCGGGAATACGCTGGGCATTCGCGGAATCATCCAGATCGCTGTGACGATGATCGCCAAATGCGAACGTGATGCCGCCGCTATGCTCAGGGCCGGAAGCGCAAAATAGAAGATCCATTCGTAGTAAATGGTCCACGTAACGCCGGCAAGTAACTGGCCCGTGTTGTAACCGTTAACTGCTGGCTGCCCATACAACCCAAGAGCCAGCCATTGGGCAACCTGCAGCGCCACATCAGAAATGGGATACTTTAGCGACCAACTGGTCCGGTGCAGCGAAATAGTGATCGCGACAATGGCGGCAAAGAGATAGAGGGGCCCGATCCGGAAAATTCGACCAATGAACAAGCCTTTCCAGTCAACGCTCTCCCGTGCATTAAGAAGGCGACTCCAGAATAGATAGCCGGTGATCATGAAGAAAAAGGAAACACCGGTCTGGCCGAGAAGCTTGTAAAAGTTCGATGGCGGCAATGCCCAATTCCCTGTTTTGAGGAATCCGTAGGTGATTGCCGCGTGATGCGCAAATACCGCGAGCGCCAGAAAGCCACGCAATCCGTCTAGCGTATCAAGACGGCCGGCCGTTGATCCACTATCTATGCTTGCGAACAGTCGTTTTGGTGACACGACAACCATGGCGACGAAAATGATCGCAGCAAAATACCAAGGACTGAACAGGTCCATTTTTGTTTCCACTTTTGGGGAAACGGAATGATGCCATAGATCGCTCCGTTCCTTGTTTATCGATGCGGGTTACTCCGCACTCAACAGGTGCACAACAATCGGCCTCAGCACCTCCGCCTGCCGCTGCCCCTTAACCTGCAACATCCACTCGTCTGGGTAGAGGCAGCCTGACATATGGCTCTGCCAGTTCGGCAACGTCTGGATGTAGTCGTACTGCTTCACCAGCGGCACGCTGAACTGTACCGCCGCATCGTTCATTGCTGCCACGTAGGCCGCCAGTCGCGGGTGGTCGCCATCACACACCGGATTCGGCTCTTCCAACACAGGCGTCTTGCCGGCCGCCCTGACTGCGGTGACCCACTGCGCCAGGTACTGGCGATATTCGTCCAACGTCTCGCCGCCAAGCGCATCGTTCATCGCATGGTTGTCTATGACGATGCTCGCGGCTGACGTCTTGATGCGATCCGCGAACGGTGCGCCGTTGCCGTCCATGCCGTTCATTTGGTTCTTGAGGCTGCTTGACCTGCCGCCCGTCGCGCGGTTGATGATCGTGATTCCGTCGCCGGACTGAGCGCGAAGCAACGCTTGCGACTGAACCGTCTCGCTCTGCTGTGCAACGCCCATCATTGACGTCATGCCACGCATCGCGTCGTCGCCGTAGACCTCAATGAGGATGGGTGTTGGCGGCTTTGGTGCAGGCGCGACGACCGGAGCGGGCGTGGGTGTCAAAGTGGCGGCCGGCGCTGGCGCAGGAATCGCCGCTACCGGCGCCGGAGTACTTGTGGGCGTCGTCACTGGCGTTACCTGAGCCTGTTGCGCTGGACTGGAATCCTCGCCGCCACCGCAGGCTGTAACTAGACAGGCGACTGCCGCCACTACGAATCTTCTGACGAACTGCATTGCTGTTCTCCCGTGAATGTTTGTGCTTTGAGCACATGCGTATGCTAAGACATTAGCGCGGAGTTTACAAGTAACACCAACCACAGCCGCCTCTGAGCGGCTTTTTTCTTCCCGGGGTCTCACATGTCCGAACCAATTACCAGCAGCGTCGCTGGTGCAGCCGGCTGGAAACTTCTAGGCGGCGCGGCGACAGCCGGTGCAATCGGTGCGGGCTTAGCTTCCATCGTCGTCATGTGCATCACTACACCGCGAAGCCCGCGCGAGTGGGCGGTTGGTTTGACCTCGACAGTCGTCGGCTCGATTGCCGGCGGGTCGGCGGTCATCATGAAATTTGGCCTGCAGTCGTGGGCGCACGACCCCTTTGGTCTGGTGGCCATGCTGGGGCTGGTGTTCGCCTGCGGGCTGCCTGCGTGGTCGATTGTCCGGTGGGCGTTCAATTGGATCGAGAAGCGGAAGGACAAGGATCTGGCTGAAGTTGTCCAGGATGCGCGCGATGCGGTGGCGGGGGTGAAAAATGGCTGAGCCTACAGTCGGCGGCTTTCTCTCATCGCGTAAGAGCCTAGTCGCCATCGTCGGCGCTGCTGCGGCCGCGGCCCTGATGGTGTTGGTCCCGAAGAACGAGGCCACCGTCTACAAGACCTACCGCGACATCGGCGGCGTGCTGACGTACTGCACCGGGGCCACTGAGGACGCTCAAGCGGGTAAGACCTACACGCCGGCCGAGTGCCGAGCCCAGCTCGACAAGGATCTGGCCGCGCATGCTGAGGGCGTCATGGCCTGTGTGCACGCGCCGCTGACGGACGGGCAGAAGGTTGCCTTTGTCGACACGGCGTTCAACATAGGTGTCGCAGCCTTTTGCGGCAGCAGCATGGCCCGCAAGGCGAATGCTGGCGACATGGCCGGCGCGTGCGCGGCGCTGTCGCTGTGGGTCAACGTCAAGGGCAAGCCCGTACAAGGGTTGATCAATCGCCGCGCGCTGGCGCGTGCGTACTGCGAAGGGAGGAAATCGGCATGAAACTCGAAGAGTTTAAGCGTGAAGACGGCGTGCAGTCATTGCTATTCGAATGCCCTGGCTGCGACATGCTGCACGTCGTCCACGTTGCCGGCGCAGGACACCCCCTTTGGCAGTGGAATGGCAGCATGGATAAGCCGACATTCTCCCCGTCTGTTCTCGTGACTTATCCGTGGGGAAAGGACCGCGAGCAGCGTGTCTGCCATTCGTTCGTCAGGGAAGGGCAAATCCAGTTCCTTGGCGACTGCACACACGCGCTGGCCGGCCAAACGGTCGATCTGCCCGACGTCGACTGACCTCGACACACCCCACCCAGCCCCGCCGCGCGCGGGGCTTTTGCTTTTCTGGAGGGCCTATGGCCGTCACCGATACCCACGAAGAGAAAGAGACGCTGGCCGTCGACGTGCTGCTGCCGGGGCATGAGGCGCGCACCACCACGCCACTGTTTCTGCATTCGAAGAAGGCGCTGATCGCGCGCGAGGGCGGCCGCTGCTGGATCTGCGGTTGCACGGCGGAAGAGAGCGGCCACCCGCTCGAGGCGCACCACCACCCAATTGAGCGGTCGCTGGCCAACATGATCGACTGGGCCAGCGTGGCCGAGTTCGCCAAGTCCGGCGCGCTTGGTCCGCACGCCGCGGCATTCAACTGGGACGCCTTCAATCCAGCCGACCCGTACGCCTTTGTCGACGACATGACGGTCAACGGGCTGCTGCTCTGCAAGATGCACCACACCGGCAAGGACGCCGGTATCCACGACATGCCCTTCCCGCTGTGGATCGCCCAGAAATACGCGCGGGAAGGCTACCAGTTCAGCCCGACGGAGGTTATCCACCATGCTGATTCTTGAAGCCATCGGCACTGCGCTGAGGGCCATATTTGCCACGCCCGAGCGCATCTTCGTTGCCGCAGTGCTGGTTGTTCTCGCGCTGGCCGTCGGCTCGATGCTGGTCTACCGCCACGAGCGCGACTCGGCGCGTGCCGATCTGGCACAGGCTCAGTCCGATCTGACCAAGGCACAGACCGACAACCGCGAACTGTCCAACATGCTCGGCACGCAAAACGCCGCAGTCGCCGATCTGCAGGCGCAGACCAAGCTGCGGCAGTATCAGGCGGCCAAGGCCGACGCCGACGCTCAGGCGGCCCAATCGAAGTACACCCTGCTGGCCGGAAAGGTCCAAGCACAGACGGCCGGCGTTGATCCTTGCGCGTCGCTCCACGGTCTGCGCGTCACGTTCACGAAGGAGCGGCCATGAGAGCCGCGCTGCTTTGCCTGCTGCTGGCCGGATGCGCTGCGCCTCAAGTCATCGAAAAGCCGGTAGAGGTGAAGGTGCCGGTAAGCACGCCATGCAAGGCGCCGGAGATCCCCGAGCCCGACTGGCCTCTGGCCAAGGTTCCGGATACCGCCAGCGACTTCGAATGGTTTCGGGCCGCGCTGGCCGAGCTGGCGCTGCGTGCGGGGTATGAGGTGCGG